TTCGGCTGGTCTGACCCTAGAGGTATGTTCGGTTCTCCAGGAACAGCGTAATTATTGTAATAATAATTATTTTGAGGGGGCCCTTTACGGGCCCCTTCTTTTTTGATAGAAAGGAAAAATGACAAAAAAGAAATACTTAGTAAAAATATTTACAAAATATCTTCAAACAAAGTTTGAAATCGAAAGCGATAAAGAGATAAATGATATAGATGAGCTTAATCCTCATATCATTGACTTTATAGGAAAATCTGATATACAATGGGAAGAAAATGATTTACAGTATACAAGTACTGTCAATGATTTTTATATAACCTATGAGGAGGTTAATAATGGCTCAGGACAACATGGTATTGTTCGCAAAGAAACTGAAACTCGAGTCTAGATGGAACGAGCTGTTTCTTGAAAACAGAGGACAAATAACACCTGAAATGTCTGTTCTTGGTGATGATATCAAAAATGTAATTAGATCCATCATTAAACAACAGGAAGAGCAAGTCCGAACCAATCCTAAAGATGGTGAAGTTCATCTTTACGCTGGTTAATTAGGGACTTAAATATTGCTGTAAAACACTCTTTTGTCGTAGGGATTTCTTGCACTCTTTAATAATTTCGTATATAAATTAATCACTATACATAAATTTTCTGCATAGACGCGTATAGTCGACGACCTAGAGACTATGTGGAAGAAACTAGGAGGATAATAATATGGCAAATACTACATTTACAGGACCAGTGGTAGCACTTAATGGTTTTATTGGCGGAGCTAATGAAAACGCTGGTGATACTTCACAAGGTGGAAAAGTTTCTTGGACTGTTTCAAATGCATCAACTGTGCAAATTGCAACAGGAACAAGAGCAGGTGAAGAATTAAGCGCTGTTGGAAATGATGGTGTTATAATTTATGTTGCTGATGGTTTCTCAAATGCACCTACTTATGCATTTTCAAATGGGACTCAGTGGATTAGATTAAATACAACATCTGTTGCTATTTCAACAACTGCATAAATAATTATGGAGCCCTTCGGGGCTCCTAAAAATTTTAAGGAGAAAAAAATATGGCAAGTAAAGGTGATATACAAGCAACTAGATTTACAGCTTCTACAACTGTAGCAATTGTTGCACCACCAGTAAGATTAAGAGGTATTATTGTATCTAATACTGACGCTACAAACGTTGGTCAGGTTACATTAACAACTACTTCTCAAGCAGGTGATGCATTGTTTACAGCAGATGTTCCAGCGGGTGATGTAATTAATTTTTCATTCCCTGAAGATGGAATTTTATTTCCAAAAGGAATATTTGTTTCAACATTTACAACAGTTGCAGCAGTAACTTTATTGACTGATAAATATTCTGGTCCAAATTTGACATCATAGGAGGTTAGATGGCTAACACAACTTCCGGAACTTATGTCTTTGATAAAAACTTTGCTATTGATGAAATAGTTGAAGAAGCTTATGAAAGAATAGGTTTACAACCTAACTCAGGTAATGATTTAAAATCTGCTAGACGTTCTTTAAATATAATGTTTCAAGAATGGGCTAACAGAGGTTTACATTATTGGGAAGTTGCAAATAATTCTATAACATTAGTTGATGGTCAATCAGAATATGTAATGTACCGTTCAACATCGGATGGCACTTCAGATGCAACAGCAATTTATGGTGTTGATGATATTTTAGAAGCAAGTTATAGAAATTCTTCTAGTGTTGATTTTCCTTTAACAAAAATTAATAGATCAGCATATCAAGGTTTATCAAATAAAACAGATGAAGGAACACCTACACAATATTTTGTTCAAAGATTTATTGATAGAGTTACAATCACTTTATACTTAACACCTGGTTCAACAGAAGCAGGAAATACAATTAATTACTATTATGTAAAAAGAATACAAGATGTTGGTGACTATACTAATGCAACAGATGTTCCATATAGATTTGTACCATGTATGTGTGCAGGTCTTGCATATTATTTATCTCAAAAGAAAGCACCACAAAGAACTCAAGAATTAAAATTATTATATGAAGATGAACTACAAAGAGCATTACAAGAAGATGGTTCTTCTTCAAGTACATTTATAACCCCTAAAACTTACTATCCAAATGTCTAATTTATCTAGAGGAAAATATGCAAAATTTATATCGGATAGATCAGGTATGGAATTTCCATATAAAGAAATGGTTAAAGAATGGAATGGATCAAGAGTACATATATCAGAGTTTGAACCAAAACAACCTCAATTAGAACCAAAACCTCATACAGCTGATCCACAAGGTTTAGCAAATGCAAGACCCGCAAGAACTGAACCGGCAACAGAATCTATGTTAGGACCTAATCCATTATCTTTTACAGCTAACTCATCAACTGTAACAGTAACTGAAGTTAATACAAAAAGATCAGTTTCTGATACTGTTGTTTTTAGAAATGTTGATGGAAGTCCTGGAGGATTAAATTTTTCAACTTTAGAAAACTCTACAGGTTTTATTATTTTAACTGTATCTAGTGATAGTTTTACCTTTAATTTAAATACAACAGCTGCTATAACTGAAAGATCAGGAGGAATAACGGTCACAGCAGGACCAGTTACATTGACACCATGAATTATTCAGAATTAGTTACAAAAATTAGAGATTATACAGAAGTAGATGCAAATGTATTTACATCAACTATTGTTGATGGATTTATACAAGATGCTGAATTTAGAATTTTAAGAGATGTTGATTCTGATAATAACAGACAATATGCACAAGCAGATATTGTTGCAGGTCAAAGATATGTCAATACACCATTAGTTAATGATGAAACTTTAGTTATTAGATCATGCCAAATCACTAATTCTACAGGTGGTGCAGATAACTCTAGCCGCTCGTTTCTAGAATATAGAGACACGAACTTTATATCAGAGTATAACCCAACAGGAGTACAAGGATTACCAAAATACTACTCATATTGGGATGAAAACACAATTGTGCTCGCTCCAACACCAGATCAAAATTACAATATGCAGATAAATTATATCTTGAAACCAACTCAATTATCAGGTAGTAATACAGAAACATACTTAAGTAAGGAATTCCCTAACGGACTTTTGTATGCATGTTTAGTAGAAGCGTATGGTTTTTTAAAAGGACCAGCTGATATGATCCAGTTCTACGAAGGAAAATATCAACAAGCTCTACAAGGCTTTACCGTAGAACAAATGGGAAGAAGAAGACGAGATGAATTTACAAGTGGATCACCCCGTCTTCCTAAAACACAATAAGGAGTAAATACAAATGGCAATAGAACAAGCAGTTGCAAATAGTTTTAAAAAGGAATTACTAGAAGGTGGACATAAATTTCAATATTCTGGTGGTGATACTTTTAAACTTGCTTTGTATACTTCGGCTGCAACGTTAAACTCTGCTACAACAGCATATACTTCAACTAATGAAGTAGGTGATTCAGGTGAATATTCTGCTGGTGGTGGAACATTAGTAAAACCAGATCCAAGTACTTCAGTTGCATCAGGAGTTGCAATTGTGGACTTTGATGATTTGTCTTTTACTGGTGTAACTTTGACAGCTAGAGGTGCATTAATTTATAATACTTCAAACTCCAACGCGGCAGTTGCAGTATTAGATTTTGGTGCAGACAAAACAGCAACTTCAGGAACATTTACAATTCAGTTTCCAGCTTTTACAACAGCAGCAGCTATCCTAAGAATTGGCAACGCGTAATAGGAGATAACCTATTATGTCTGCTCCTTGGGGAAGTAATGAGTGGGGTATTGGACCCTGGAATGTTGGATCAATTGATGTAACAGTTGATCTCCAAAATAAAAGTTGGGGTGATGATACATGGGGATCTGGCGACTGGGGGCAAGGTGCACCTAGTTCTTTTGGACTAACAACAACTGTTGGTTCAGTAAGTATTTCTATTGCAGCTCAAGCAGATTTATCAGGAATAGGATTAACTGCTACTCTCGACGATGTAATTACACAAGGTACAGCTAATATAGATGTTAGCGGCGAACAATTAAATTTATCTTTAGGTGAAGAAACTATTACAGCAACAGGTAATGTTGATATTACCGGTGAACAATTAAATTTATCTTTAGGTGAAGAAACTATTACTGGATCTGCAAATGTAGATGCAACAGGAAATGAATTAAATATTGATCAAGGTGACGTTAACGTCACTATTGTAGGTGGAGTTATTCCAACAGGTGTAAGTTTAGTTTTAGCACTTGGTGATGAAACAATTACTGCAGATGCTAATATATCTTTATCTGGTCAAGGATTAACAGCAGCAGAAGGAACGGTTGATCCTTCTCCAGATGCAACAGTCATTGGTATTGGAATGACTATGGGACTAGGTGTAGGATCTGTTACAGCAGGAGCTGATACAGATATTACCGGTCAACAATTAAATATAGCTCAAGGTACAGCCGTTCTTGATGCAAATACAATAGTTGACTTAACAGGTCAATCTTTAAGCTTTAGTGTAGAAAGTGTTACTGTTGTAGGAACAGCAGATGTAGATATAACTGGAAATCAAGTAAATATAGCTTTAGGAGAAGAAAACATACAATCGTGGCAAATAGTTGACACAGGAACATCTGTAGCTTATACTGAAGTTTCTACCGGATCTAGTGTCTCTTGGAATGACATTGACACAGCCGCATAAATTTTATAAAAATACAATAAATTAAGGATTTAAAAAAATGGCATCAAGTTATTCTACTGACCTCAAACTAGAACTAATGGTAACCGGTGAAAAAGCTGGTCAATGGGGTGATATTACAAATACCAATTTAAATATTTTACAACAAGCAATCGCTGGTTATGAACAAATTGCATTAAATGCAACAACAGGTGCAACATTAACTTTTACAAATGGTGTAACTTCAGATGGTAAAAATGCTGTTCTTGATTTAACAGGAACAATTACAACTTCAGTTAATGTTATTGTTCCAGACGGAATTGAAAAAAGTTATATTATTAGAAACTCTACAAGTGGTGCTCATCAAGTTATTGTTAAAACATCTTCTGGATCAGGTGCAACATTTGATACAGCAGATAAAGGTTTTAAACTGGTTTATTCAGATGGAACAGATGTAGTTGATGTTGCTTTAGCATCTCCTCCAGGCGGATCCGATAAACAAATTCAATTTAATGATAATGGTTCTTTTGGTGGTATTACTATGGGAACTGCAGGACAAGTTTTAACCACAGATGGTACAACTGCATCGTTCGGTGATATTTCTGGTGGTGCATCTTGGCAAGCGGTTATTACTGCAGACCCAGCGAACGCTGTTGCAGGT